TCATTCCGAAACAACCTGCCCCGACACCGATCTGGCGTAAGCCTGACACGCCCGTAGCGCAATCAGTCCTCGGTCGCCGGCGTCGGTGATGGCGATAATTCGTTGAGCATGCGCTGGGTCAAGTTGGGCTCGACGGGCTGCATGAACCACGCCGGCGGCACCGGGGGCGGCAGGCACGTTGCAGCTACTGGCTGGATCCTCGGTAAGGAGGACTGACAGCCGGACATCAGCAGTAGCAAGCTGGTCACGCAGGCGAGCCTGATTGCGCTGGGCATTGGATAATTCCTTGGTGTGTTGTTGGTCCTGGGTGGCGAGCTGCTGCTCGGTGGCCAGGCGCTTGTCTTGCTCGTCACGGACCTGGGCAGAGGCGGCATTGCTGATCGCCGCCAAGTCATCCTTGTGCAGGCCTGCCTGCTCGGCGAGCTTCTTGCCCATGCGCCAATCCTGGACCTGCCAGGCCAAGCCAGCAGCACCGACCATCAGCGCCAGGGTCAGCACCACCAGACCGGCCAGCTTCTGCCCCGGAGTCATGCCAGCGCCCGCCGCACGCCTTCAGCCAGAACGGCGTTGGGATAGGTATAGCCGGCGTTCTCGTGATGGATGATCGCCTTGACGAAGCCAGCCATAACCGTCGGTTGGGCCAGGTCGACCTCGGCGCCAGGCCGAGTTCCGGTGTTCGCCTCGACGGCCCGTACATAAGCCGCAGTATCGTTTTCCACTGAAGGCGCCCAACGGCGGATAATCGCCTTCACGGTCTTAAGCCCATGCTTGCGCTGGTACGTCAGCAAGAGCTTGCCCAAAGCGCGAATACCGTTCTCCGGTGTATCGAATCGCGCGAAGCGTTTCTCAATGGCAGGGTCTGGTGCGAGCTGACCCTGCCATTGATTGACCGGGTTGTAGTCGATGTTGCCGGGGTTGCGGTTGCGTACCCCACGGGATTCAGTGATCGGCATGCTTTTCTCCAGGCAAAAAAATACCCGCTCATGGCGGGTGGCGGTGTTCGGTCGAAGATCAGCTGGGCTGAACCGGCCTTTTGTTGGCATCGGGGAAGTCTGGGTTGCTGGCAATCCATTTACGCAAGGACAACCAATAGTCTTTCCACTGTTGCTCCGTGCCCAGAATGTCGATTTCTCCCAACTGGATCGCCGTAAGGGTTTCCAGAGCTGCGGGCATTTGCTCCAAGCGCCAGCGAGTCTCAATGGCGGCGGCATTTGCGTAGATCACTTCTTCTGGAATGTGCCAAGTTCCGTCGATTAGCGGCTCATGCATCTCGGTAGGCGGTTCGCCCACCATGGTTACAGCCTTACCGCCAATCGAATCAGCGTACTCGCTGGGATCAATGCCGTCGGCGAGGGCCAGATAACGACCGTCTACATCAAAGACAATAATCATGCGGCCTTACCACCCATAATGATGAGTTGAATAGATCGATAGTCCAATCGGGCGCCGTTGTTTTGTGCACCGCAATAGACCGGGAACCCGTTGACCGTCTTTCTAGATTCAACCATGCCGAAAAGACGTTGTGGAGCACCCACCGCAACTGACATATCGGAAACGCCGTCTTGGTCAGTGTCAAAGGCCCAGGCAACGGCGTAGTTAACGTTATCCATCGGGACAGCGAAGTTGATGAAGTAGTAGCCGACTCCCAAGTCGGTGATGCTCGCCACGTTGTACTGAGCACGGATAGCCACAGTGCCGGTGCCATTGAAGTTCACCCAGGCCGTAGCGAGGCGAGGGTCGTTGGACGCAACCCTCGCACTCAGTGCCGCCTGTAAGTCAGTCTGGGCAGAAAGCGTTCCTGTAATAGCACCCCATGCAGCACCAGTCGGCAGCGCTACGTAAGCACCATCGCCGCGCAGCACCTTTAGGCGGTCGGCTACTGATGGAGCGGGCACCAAGCCTTTCGTCCCAGCAACACTTGCCGTGGCTCCAACGAAAGGCGCGATGCCCTGCCGGATCCGGTCAAAGCCATCAGAATTAAGTGCTCGAAGCGATGTGATGTCATTGTTATCACCGCTAGCAGCCTTGCCAATTGTTACCTCTTCAGCGTGTGCAGCAGACGCAGCGGCTGCTTCTGCAGATGCGGCGGCGGCCTGCTCGGATTGAACAATCGAATCCCGCGCTGTTTCTGATCGGTCGGCTGCCGAACCGGATGCCTGGGCCGAGGCCTGGCTTTGCTGAGCGGCCAGTTGCGCAGCGTCCTTATTCTCGGTTGAAGCCTCAGCGGCAGCGGTTGCGATACCCGCCTGCTCGGTGGCCTGCGTCTTCGACTGCCCGGCAGACTCAGCTGCCTCGGTCGCGGCCGCCACCTGTTCCTGCATATCGGTAACGCCGCTGGCGATCACCTGAGTGGCTGCGCGCAGGGCGTCAGCGGAATCTTTCACGTAGCCCTGCAATGGGGCGAGCGCGTATGCAGAAGGATCCCCGTAAGGAGGAGCGATCGAAAGCGCGGTGTCGCTGGCGATGTTGGTTACTTCATACCAACCGCCATCAGGCCCACGAAATCCATCACCCACTCGCGAGTTCGCAATGAAAGCAGTGCCTGTGCCGATAACAGCATTACTGCCAAGCGTCACAGCAACTGTTCCTGTTTTGTACCAGGTCATTTAATTCCCCTATGAAATAGGTTTTGCAAAAACCACGGGTGTGTAAAGCGTGGTTTGAATGGACACACCGATTACTTGCATAACCAATCTATTGTTTTCATATTGCCAGACTGCATATTGATTGCCTTGCCCTGTAGAGCTTCCAGCCACATCCATGGCAATATTATTTAGCAGCATGAAATCGCCAGTATTTAAAGGAGTGCTAGCAGTCCAGCTCAGCCTGTAGACGCCCTGGCTTGTTTGTTCAGCACCGAGGTAAGTCCAACTTGATATGGTTCTGGTGAACTGAGCACAGGGCGTGCCGTTATCAAACAGCAACTTTGCCGCACCATTCCAAAGTCGAAGCCCATACTTAGCTAACGGCGCAGATTGGAAGGCTGCACAAAACCAACTTCCCGAAGTGCCTACTCCTGCAATGCCCGTGAAAGAGAATCCTGTCCACGCTCCCGGACTACCAGAAATCTTGCAAAAGCAAAGCGTGTTGGACTGGCTTGGTCTTACGAAAACGAGCGGCGGTTCAGCCGTTGTGATTGTGAAAGGAAACCCAACACCGGCGCCTCCTGTGCCGCTATAAGAACCTTTTGCCAAGACAACTAGCCTTGAAAATTCAGAGTCTAGAGTCACCACGTTGCTGCTGTTTACATAGGTCAGTCCGTAAGTCACTACCTATTCCTCATAACTAAGAGTCTTTGAGGTGTAAGGACTCCGAGCGGTCCATTTGTATTGGGCTGACCAAAGAAAACCGTTACTCCTCCAGAACCGACAATTGGTATGTACTGAATGGCTGTAATACTTTGTCCATCAGTTTGATAATCAGTTATCGGAACGCATACAGCGGAGTGCGTGGACGGACCAACCCCAGCTATCGATATAAATACCGATCTCCCCTGACCTCCCCCGCTCTGAATAACAGCCGAATAAACGACCATGACAGTGAAAGAGTTTTCGTCTAACTCAAGGGCGCCAGTGGCGCCCCATATTCTGAGCCCCGCGATCATGCTGTCAGATCCCCTAGCTGCACGCGCTTGACGTTATTCTCGTCGTAAACCTTGATCGCGCGATTGGTCATGGTCAGCCGCCCGCCGCCAGGTGCCGGGCCGTTGAACTCCAAGTTGCCAGCCTTATCCAGGCGCCACCCCTGCACACCGGCGACGTAGTTGTCCGATTGCAGGGCCTGGCCGATCTTCAGCATGGTGATGCTGCCATCCTGGATGAAGGCAGAGCGCATGAAGACTTGTCCGTTTTCAACGGTGAACGGTGTGAACACCTGGCCTCCGGCGAGAGTGCTGACAATCGCGAAACGATCAGCGCTCACCAGGAACTGGCTTTGAAGCACGCCCTCCTCATCCTGCTCGATACCGAGGCCGAACCCGGCCGCGACCAACTGGCCGGCGGCATTGACCTGCATCTTCACGGAATACATCGTGGAGAACTTGCCGTCAGTGTCGGCCAGGGCCTGGCTCACGGTTTGAACGGCCGCCGAGGTATCGCCGAGCTCTACGCCGATCTGCTGGATAGCCTGGGCGGTTGCTTGCCTGTCCGTGACAACCACGCTTTCGAGTTCGCTCACCGAGCCGGCGACATCGCCCACCGAAGCCGTGAGTTCGGTCTGGCGCTGCACCATGGCCGCGTTTTGCGAGGCGCGCGTCTTCACTTCTTGCGCGAAACTCGCCGAGGCGTTGTAGCCCTGAAGCGCATCCGCGAGGTCGCCCTCTCCGGTGTCATTCCGATAAGCCGACTGCAATGCCTGAAGGCTTGAAGCGTTCGCCGTAACGACGCCGTCCAGCTCGGTGATACTGGTGGTGTTGAGCTCAACTTGGCGCGCCAGCCCGTTCGCGGTGACCAGTACCTGGCCCACGTCCACCCAGTAAGCAGCGTTCGGCGGCGACGTATCGACAGGCACCAACTGCGTGGCCTGATAAATCCGCTTACCCACCACCACCAGGTCACCCTCGAGGTAGACCGATTCAGGGTCGTATGCCGACAGCCCATCGAGCGCATCAATCTGCGCCTGCAGGCCAGGGATCTTGTCGATCTCATCGATTATCTCCTGGCCCAGTTCCGTGCGGCCGATCTGCCCGGCGATCAGGTCCAGCACCGGCGCCGCGTCTGCGCTTGCCATACCCATCACGCCGTTACCGACTGGATAGAACGGGCCTACGTTGCCGGTTCGGTCCACGAGGCGCGCCCAGAAGAAGAACTGCGCACCAGCCTGTAGGGCCTGCATTCTGTAATCCGCCTGGGGGTGCGCCAGGTCCGCTAGCTTGGTGGCCACCGATAGGTCATTGGCTTGGCCGTACCAGATCTCGGTGCGCTGGGTATCCTCGGCGCCAGCAGGAAACCCCCAACGAATGCCAATGCCGAACAGTTCGCTGTTGGTGGTCAGGAACGAAACTGCCGGCGGCAGGCCGATCTTCCCCTCAAGGTTGGTCAGGATCGAATTGCGCCACTGCGAAGAAATATCAAACGCGCTCACCGCGCGAACCCGGGCCACATAGGCGCCAGCGTAGATGCCCACCACATCAACATTGATCATGCCGGTGCGCAGTAGCTTGACCCAATTCCCGCTGTCCTTACGCCACTCGATATCGTAGCCCACAGCACCATCCACGGCCGGCCAGCTTATTGTCATCGTCGCAACGGCCAGCCCCTGCACCACGGACGAAGACACGGCGAGCGAAACGCTGGCGGGCGCAGGAACAACAGTGATCGGAATCACGCTGATCGGGCGGTCTTCCAGCCGCGCGCCGGTGTCGATGTGAGTGAACTTGCTCGGCTCGTACTGGAGAGCACTGATCTCGAACTCGCCCTCCGCGGTTCGCTTGGTGCGCAGCACTCGATAAAGCGGGATAGCCAGGTCGTCGGCATCGATAGCCCACTGGAGCTGGGCAATCGGTGGCTCGCTATAAGCGACGGTGACAGTTACAGCGCGATCGCTGACGCTCTGCACCGTACGACCTTCGGCGCGGCCGCCTGGCAAGTTGATGATTAATCTGTCGCCAGATTTTGCTTGGGTATCACGATCAAGCGTCACCACTCGACCAGAAGCCGCCGAAATACGCCCACCAATTTCTCGGCCGGCCAGTAGCGAATCAGCCACCGGTATGATGTGACCCGGGAGTGGAATTACACCCTCCATACCGGTTTTGAATGAAACGGTGCGGTCCTGGTTGTTGCTGAGGATCGCCCATTTACCACGGCGCTGCGCTTCCGAGGCCCTGGTGCAACCGATCGCACTTAACTCAGTGGGGCGGTCGCCATAGCGGCGCTGAAGATCCGGATCGGCAAACGGGATGACGTCCGTGTCGTAGTTGTTAGCAGGGTTGTCATAGCTGACCAGCGCCCTGGTGTAGCGGGTCTTGGCCGAAGCGCTGCCATAGGAAAACTTGCCGTCGATAACATTGGAGCGGGTGAACACATAGTCGAAGTCTTGCGCGCGCGGCATATCTGCCTGCATCACCAACTGGCCCTGAGCCCAATAGGTCATGCCTCGGTAAATCGCAGAGATGTCCCGCAGAAGCGACCAGGCATCAGCCTTGCCTTGCAGGTTCATGTCACAGAGAAAGCGTGGCTCGGCACCGCCAAGCCCATTCGGGACCATCTGGTCGCAGTACTGGGCAATCCGATAGAGCTCCCACTTATCGACCATGAACGACTTGATGCGCTTGCCAAGACCAAAGCGATCCTCTGTGCACACCCCGAACGTGATCCAGGCAGGATTGTTCGTCCAGGCCGACTTCATGGTGCCGTCCCACGTGCCGGAATAGGTGCGTTGCACCGGGTCGTAGTTGCTCGGCACCATCCAGCGCCGCGCATTGCACTCCACGGTCACGGCTGGAATATTAGTGAACTGCTCGGCATCAAACTCAATGTAGAGCAGTGCCGTGTTCGGATAGCGCAGCTTGGCGTCAATCACCTCGGTAAAGCCGGCAATCAGCATGGTGTCGGCGATCTTGTTGCTGTTTTGGTTCGGTGTGAGGCGCCGAACGCGGATAAGCCATCCGGTGGTGGCCTGGGGTAAATCGACGCGCCGAGATCGCTCGTATCGCGTTGTGGTCTTGCCGTCAACGGCATCTGGGTAGACCTGCTGGTAGGCCCCGCCGTCTGTGGCCAAGTCAATCGCGTAATCAATGCGGTACCCGACGACATTGCCTTCATCATCCTGGCGCTGCAGGGCCGGCCACGCGAAACGAATGCGCACCGCTGACAACTGGGTATTGGTGATCGAGCGAACCCACGGCGCATCGCTGCGCAACTCAACGTTCAACGAGGTTTCGTTTTCAACGGCTGGAATGCCGGGAATATAGGTCTGATCGACCGAGCCTGGGCGCCAGTCCCACTTCACGTTCGGGAAGTTGTAATTGCCGCTGGCATCCCGGATCGGTGTGTTGTCCAAGTAGATGTTGTAGTCGGTTGGGGTTTCGTCAAACTCACCCTCGCCCACGGCGATAAGTAGTTTTGCCAGGTTGGTCGAGCGCAGGCTATCGCTGGCTTCGGTTGGCGACTTCGGCTTGCTGCTGCCGCCCTTTTCGCCGTGAACATCGATCTTTGCAACTGCGCCCATACTTTCCTCCAGGCATAAAAAAAACCGCCTCTCGGGCGGTCGCTTCGCTGTTCTGCTGCCTACGTTTTGTCCTCGGCGTAGATCGATGCCGAAATAATCATTCCACCCCACCGCCGACGGCCGATGCAGATCGGGACCGGATTACCACTTGCCGTGGTGTTCTTGGCGCTCCCAAACGCATAGGAGGGAGCGTTATCCGGTGAAGCGCTTTGCTTCAGACCTGACGCTTGCGGGCTGAGCATTTGAATGACGCCGCCGGCAGCCAGTCCAACACCAAGTTGGACAGCCCATGTCTGGCCGAAATACGAGCCGGCGACTATAAGTACGGCGCCGATAATCGTTTGAAGCAGGCCGGCCCGCTTACTACCCTGGATAACCGGCACTATTTTCAGTTCGCGGGTCCCGCCGATTTCCAGATCCTTAATTCCGATATTTCTACCGTTTCTGTAGATTGCAAACCGCATTCCCAGGCTATCAAGTCGCTTAATTTCAGCCTCAAAACCATCCAGGGTGCAATTCAACGCCTTAAATACTTCCCAGGATTTACCGCTATCAAGCGCCCTTCGGTGAACCGTCCCGAATTTTCTGGCGAGCGCCCCGGTAAGCTTGATTGTGGTGACAGGCTCAAAATGGGCCGCACTGGCTGCCATGCTTTTCTCCAGTCGTAAAAAAACCGCCCGGAGGCGGCTTTTTCATTGCATCGTGGGTGATAAATCCATACTCATTGATGAGTCTATGGATATCCTGAATTTTTTCGTGGATCCCGCTTTAAGCGTTGCTTCGCGCTCTTTCAAGCCACTGCCGCAGGATGAGGCGCTGATTATGTGTTCACCGGCCGTTACGAAGAAACGCGCTGTTTCGCCAGTTCCAATTTCAGCGGCTTTTTGCCCGTCGATGCTAATCGTCGTATTGCAACCACCGCCGATGAAGCCTTTATCACGCGTGACGATCAAGCTGGCGTCTGAACCCGCTTGCTTCTGGTGTGCAAACAAACGCGAGCTGGGTACCGGATCCGCCTGTCCAGATGGCACTGGCGATGTGGCACAGCCCGCCAAAAACGCTACCGCCAAAACTCCCATGATCAGTTTCATGCAGCTCACTCCTGTGGAAAGGCCTTCACCTTATCACCGAGCATCCCGGTGGCGCAGTACCATGCGCGTACGCTCAAGCCAGGGACCGCCAAAGACGATCAACTCCGATGGGCGACCATACAGATGATGCAGCAGGAACGGCCCCGGCCCGAAGGTCGCAGCATCCTCTCCTGGGAGTCCCGGATCGGCGCCGAGGAATATCCCGGCGTGGTTTGGGTGCGCCGTGCGCCCGACCGCCATCACAACCATGTCGCCACGCTGAGGCTTGTCGACACGGTAAAAGCCCGCCGCCTCGTAGTTGGCCTCGTAAAGGCTGGCATTCTCCGCAAGCTCCCACCAGCCGTCAGTGCGTTGGAAGGCTTCGAACTCAAGGCCCCACTCGCGCTGGTACCAGTCGGCGCAAACCTGCCAACAGTCCCAGGCGCCATGAACGAACGGGCGCTTGAGCAAAGGCACCGAGCCGGACGGCATCACCGTGCGCATGTCGCCCTCAGGCCAGCTCAGGATATGCCATGGCAAAGCCGTGGCCTCGCACATAGCCAGATCGCGGGGGGACGGCCGGCTGGTGGCGTCCGGGTGAGAGTGCACAACCCCGATCACCTCGCCAACTTCTTCAGCAGCGGTGTATTCCTCCGGTGCGATGCGAAACTCTTCGCTCGGCTCGGTGGCGGTGTTGCGGCATGGGAAATACTTCTGTGCCCGGCCTACCGCCAGCAGCAGGCCGCAAGACTCTTTCGGGTACTCTGCTGCCGCTTGCGCCTGAATGGCCGCAATGATGTGTTTGCGCATTCTTCAGCTCCGGGCAATGAGTGACACAGCTGGAAATCCCCCGAATGGGTATGGGTTGCCCTCACCGAACCGGGGAATGCAGCCCCGGCCAAGTGTGGCGTCACACTGGTCCAGCTCAGGGTTGTCTGTGAGGTTGCCGTCCTTGTCGCGGTAAGGGCCGGTGTATCCGCAATTTGGCCCCCGGTAGCCACCAGTGAGGCACCAGTGACAGAGCGTTGTGGCCTGTCGGCCGATTGATTCGCCACCCACGTCGCCCGGGCTGGCGAGCTCCCAGCTGACCGCTTCCCCGTCCTCGTTCGTTTTCTGGTCGATGTACCAGATCTCGATAGTTTCCTGGGTTGGGTCTGCCGAGGGATTTCCGGCCGGGAAGTTCTCTGCATCAAGGTAGCTGCCCAGCGTGTGACGCATGGTGAGCTTAAAGTCTGCGAGGTCCTGGAAAGCCAGGCACAACGCAGTGATTCGCCCATTGACGTTGCCTACTGACAGCGTTGGTCGAACGGCGGTACCGTCACCGTTCGCCTCAATGCCGTCGATCTGCATCGGCCAGGCGTTGTATTCCTCGCCCTGCCAATAAATCGCCTTGGCGGGCAGCTGATCAGCGTCAGCGCCGGCTGCCATCAATTCCGCAGGCGTATGGGGTATGGAATGCCCATGAAAGCGAAGAACATCGGCGCCGAAGTCTGTGCCGTCCAATTCGAAGAGCAGCACTTCGCTGCCAGGTTCAAGAACCTGGATGTCAGTGATCAGCGGCATGGTTGCCCCTATGGAAGAAACGATTGGGTGAAGGTGGTCGTGAGTGTGAACATCCCCGCCCCGTTGGGGGTGATCGCCGGCGCGCTGGCTCGAAAGAAAGAAAGCTCACCGAGCGGTGGCGTCCAGAAGAACGACTTATTCCCGGCGTGACGATCTAGGAAATCCTTGATTTGTCGAGCAACCGCTTCTTTCACAACGAAGGTCAGCGGCCAAGAATCCATCTTGTTGTTGGGCCCATCCCCTACCACCTGCTCGTATCCAGTTCCGAACTTTGATGAGCGGTTCCGGTACTCCGGCAGGCTGGTGGCCGAAATCATCGGGCACCAGCCAAAGGTTTCAACGGCCATTCACGGCCCTCCAAATTTGCCCGCCCGGTTGAAGCTCCTTGGCAATTTCTGCTTGGGCTCCACGGCGGCCCGCGTCGGCGTAAGCCTGTCCAAGCGCCTGAGTGTCTTGCTGCGAGGTACCACCTTCGGCGCCTTGAACTGTGAATGATTGATTAATGACCACCTGGCCAGGTGCTGCCGGCGCCGACGACGATCCCGCGGTCAAGCCAACGTAACCACCGTCCGCATAGCCGCGCTTGTTCAGTCCAACCAAGTAATCCTTCATGCCTGGCTGATCGACCACTTCCTTGCGGATCACAACCTCGCCGCCGTGAACGATACCGGCAGGCTCGTACTTGCCCCCTGGGCCGGTATAGCCGCCGTCATCGAATCCATACTGAGCGGTGTAGCCAGCGGCCGTGCTGCCCAGTGAGGCCGTCGCTGTACCTCCACCACCAAAAGCGCTACCGATCGCGGCGCTGAGCCCGCTGCCCGCGATGCTGCTGAAAACGTTCGATGCCGCCGACTGAAATGCCATTTTGGCGATCATCTTGGCAAAGCTTTTCGCTACATCGCCGAAGCTCTGATCTGCTCCAAACGCCCAATCGACAGCGGCGTCGGTAAGTCCGTCATAGAGCGAAGTGAATGCGGATTGCGCCTGGCCGGCCACGTCCTTGGCCTGGTCCAGGTAGTTCTGGAACGCAGAGGATGCCCCGAGCGTCCAGTCGCCGCGAGCCTGGTCCTCGTCCTCGTAGTACTTGGTTTGCATGGCCAGGCGCTGGTCCAGCGCGGACCTGAGCGCCTGGGTTTCCTTGTCATAGAGCTCGGTGCTGAACTGGTCCTTGCTGCTCTTGTTGTAGTCCGAAGTCAGCTTGTCCATTTGCGACTGGTAGGACTGCTGAATGCTTCGCTGCTCCTGCAGGCGCTTGACCTGCTGGTCCCCCATGCCTACGCCGGCCAGGTTGTTATCCAGACCCTGCTGAGCGCTGGCCAGCTGACTTTTTAGGTTTTCATCGAAGGCGGCGAGCTTCTTGCGGGTTTCCAGACCCTTTTCGCGTAACGTGTTTTCAGTTTCGAGAGCGGCGTTGCGCTTCAGCTGCGCCGTGATCAACTCCTGGTTGGCCAACAGCGATTTTTGATCGGCAGTTAGGGTTTTCTTGCCTTTGATGTCAGCCAGCTGCTGCTCGAACTCGACCAGTTTTTTAGCATTGGCCCCCAAGGTTTGGCTGGCAGCGGACTGATCACCAATTAGGGCGTTCTGCTGCTGAAGAACGGCGTACTGCTGTTTTGCCTGGTCGAGCGCCTTGATTCCAGCATCCTCGCGGTACTGGGGTGTTTTGGCGGCTGCGGGGTCTTTGTACTTGTCGTTGATATTGGCAATGTCTTTCGCCTGCTGATCCGGGGAGATCAACAGCGACTTATTGCCCGAGGCGCGCGCCTGGATGATTCGGCGCTCAACCAGCATGCGGTATTCGCCAAGCTCGCGGGCGCGCTTGTCCGCGTTGGTTTCCGTCTCTTTACGCAGCTTGTCGAGCGAGAGTTGATCGGCAAGTGCCAGCTGTTGCTGCTGTTGCTGAAAACCGCGCGAGGCGGCCCGGCGCTCTTCTTCAGCCTTCATAACCAGCTTTTGGGTTTTCTCGGCCTCCAACGCATCAACACGAAAACTGTCGTCAGGCGCAAGATTGCTGAATCCATCGGACTTGTTGAGCTTGCGAGCGTTGGCGATAGCGTTGAGTTGCTTGTCCAGCGATGCGATCTGCTGATCCAAGGTGTCTTCGCGACCAACGTTGAGCGCAGCATCCCAAGCGCCCTTTGCGGCGCTTTTGACAGCGTTCCAGCTGATCTCCAAGTAGCCCAGGTTCTTCTTTACCGAATCGGAAGTTCGGTTGAGCCCTTGCTCATAAGTGTCATTGGCGAGTGCTGCCGCCTCCTGCGTCTTGCCCTGCTCCTGCAGCGCCTTAATCTGCTCGTACGTGGTGGCCGTCAGGAAGTTCATCGACTCGTTGAGTTTCAGAATCTCGGCCGCAGGGTCCTTGGCAATTTTCTCGAAGTTTTTGACGGTCTCTTCGGCAGCCTGCCCCGTGGCCGATTCAAACCTGACAGCAGCAGCGGCGATGCCTTCAAACGCCTGCACCGGAATACGCGTGGAACCCGCCAGTTGCGCCAATACAGCCGCGGCCTTGCCGACAGTGCCGTTAGACAGCGCGATCTGCTGGGCAAGCGTGGAAAGCTGTCCGGCGGTGGTGCCCGCGGTATTCCCAGTCATCGCCAGGGAGGTGTTGTAGGCCGTAGCCTCGTCACTGCCCTGCTTGTAGGCCAGAGCCAGCACAGCAGCCGCAGCAGCCGCCACCGTGAACGGATTGACAAGGCCGAGCACGTAACCGCCCAGGGCTTTTGCCGCCGGCACCACGCCACCGAACATATCCTTAAGTTGGCCACCCTGCTGCAAGAACACCGTCATGGGGTTCTGACCGGCCTGCAGCGATACAGCGATGTCTGTGAACTGCGCCGGCACGCCTCGCAAATTGTTCGCGTACTGCTTGGCCGTCTGGCCGTTCTTAGCCATTACCTTGTCAGTCTGCTCAATGGCCGCGCGCTGCTCATCCAACTTTTTCTTGTAAACGTCGAAATCAGCAGTCGGCAGCCGACCGGCCTTGCGATGCGCTTGGAGCTGCTCCTCCATTTTATCCAGGCGCCCGTAGGCCGCCACGACGGGGTCAATGCGGCCAACAAGCTTATCCAGCTGACTGGCCTGGTAGGCGGCCTCCTTGGTGGTGGACTTGAGCTTTCGCTCAGCGCGGTCCATGCCCTTTTCGAAGCCGCCGGTGTTTGCCACCAGGTCGACCGTCAGTTGGCCAAGTGAATCAACAGCCATAAATCACCTCTTGACCGACTGCAACAACCTGAACAGGTCCTGCGCGGACGTTTCAGCGTCATCTACTACTTCGCCACGTTTCGGCAGGAAGTCTTCGAAGTTGGCCTTACCGCCGTGCACGTTGTTCAGAATGGTGGCGAGCAGGGCGAAACCCCGCTCCATTCTCAGGCCCAGGTTCGCCGTTCCGCTCTGCTCGAGATATGCCATCCACGAAAGCGCCTCGTTGTACGTGAGGTTGGCTTTCGCTTCAGCAATGGTCCGCCCGCCGATGCCGTTGAGCACCAGCTCATGCCAGAACTCTTCGGCGGGCCCTATTTTTTTGGTTTGTCAGCCGGGCCAGCGCCGTTCGCCTCGGAAATCGCATTGAGCAGAACGATTGTCAGCTCAGCGGACAGCGGGCCGTGGCCGGAGGCTTCCGAACCGACCACGTCTTCAACGGTGAACACCGGCGTGCCGTCTTTTTTGAGAACGTTTGCAGCGATTCGGGTTGCCAGGAAATCGGCGCCCTTGTCCTGCTCTTTCCAGCGTTCGGTCAGCTCTACAAACGACTCCTGCCTGATGTAGATGGTCGCTTTCTGCTGCTTGCCACCCGAATGCCAGGCGATGTCTTTTTTCACCGGTGGCGGCGAGAAGGCGCCGGCGGCCTTCAATGCCTGAATGCTGAGATCCATGTTTTCTCCTTACGGCGCGATGACTTTAGGGACGAATACCGGATCACCAGATACCTGGATGCCGACGGTGGACTTCACGACGTCATTCAGCGCGAAGCTGAACGGGAAGCTGTTCATGTAGCCCTCAAAGGTGATCCAGGTGCGGGTGTTAGGCAGGTCGAAGTCGACTTCAGAGCCAACAACAGCAGTTGCGGCCGCGCCTGTACCGCCGCCACCGCCTGTGAGCGCGATGCTCGGGGCCGAGGTGTAGCCAGAGCCGGCATTGGTGATGGTGAAGCCGGTTACCGAGCCAGCCGAAACGATAGCCGTGGCAGTCGCCCCGGTACCGCCGCCGCCGGTCAATGCAACAGCCGGGGCCGAGGTGTACCCAGAACCACCACTGGTGAGGCTGATGGCCGAAAGCGAGCCTTCCTGAGTGACCGTTGGCGGGATGCCTTCCAGATCGCCCTGAGAGTTCACGATTCGGCCGTCAGACCAGCCAATCGCCCAGAGCAGTTTGGTGCCTGCGGTTTTGAGTTGGTGCAGGCGTACGTGCGCGGGCTCTTGCGGGTCGATGTTCAGACCGAACGAAGCCGAACCAGGCTCAGCGAGACCGGCCTCGTATTCCCGGGCACTGGAGTTCATGCAGGTCGTTTCGATCTGCGCGATGCTGGTATCGATCCCGTCCAGGGAGGTGAAACAGCCCACCACCAAAATCGCTTTGGTGAGTGGATCGATGGCATAGAGGTCCGTGCCTTGGGTTTTAATCGTCAATTTGTACTCCCCGATTTTCCTGGAAAATCACTTTTGAGCGGGCATAAAAAAACCCGCCGGAGCGGGTCGTTCTTTTCTGGTTTACGGCTACAAGCTCACCAGCCAGGCAACATCGAAGCCTTTGCGGTAGCTGTGGGTGTCCTTATCCTTGTCGTCGATCCCGAAGCCGGTGACATACGCGTGCTGGGCAATCACCCGGCGCAGAGCCATTACTACATCCTCAGCGGATGAAGCGGTTTCTGCGTACACGTCGACCTGAAGGCCGTAGCGATCCGTGCTTGGTACGCAGTTGAGGAAGTTGATCGGCGAGCCGCTGACGACCTGCCAGACGGCATAGGGACGGGCCACCCCCTCTGGCGCCTCGCCGTGCGGGTACAGGCGCGTCGGGCCGGTGCCGAGCAGCGCAGTAACGGCCTGGCTCGCAGAGCACACCTGAAAAATGGGCGCGGTCATTCATTCACCCCCAGTTTGATCAGCTGATACTTCGCCGAACTGAGGAATTCCTGGAACAGCTGCTCACGGTTGTTGGCAAGGGCAGGCCGAAGGAATGGTTTTGCCCGGTTCTTTTCGGTCCCGAGCTCCACCCACCACCAGTAGAACGTGTTACCGCCCTTCTGGCCGCGCTTGCGCATTCGCACGCCGACCGAGATCACCACGGCCCCGAGCTCCTCGCCAAGCGCTTTGCGCTCCACCATGGCGAGGTTGGCCGGGATGAAGTTGGCGGTTTCCGGGTCATCAATGCGCGATGCACGGTCCTTCGCGTCGATCAGCACGATGTCCATTGCGTCCTTGGCCGCCGGCGTGACGACCTTGCGGCGCATCTCCTCGGTCAGCCCCTTAAACCTGGCTGACAGCGCGTCTGCGCCAGTGAGGTTGTACGAGACCCAATCAGCCATCGTTCACCCCCGTTTTTGCAAGGATCGTCAAATAATCCAGACCCGACACGCGATCGGGTAAAGGCTCGCCCTCGAGGTTGTAGATCTTGCCGCGATGAAGAATTCGCATGGTCGGCAAAAGCCCGGACCAGTAACGGATCACGAATCTTACTGTGGCCTGTGACTGTGCGGCCTGAGCTGCAAATAGGTCCTTGGAACTCAACGGCTCATACGCAGCCGGCACCTTGTCACGAATGCTTTGCCAGGTCGGGACCATTTCACCGTTCTCGGGGTTCTGGACCATCGCCTTTGCCTGAAACTCTATGCGGTGCCGCAAGCGCCCGGCGCGCATCACACACCCATCCTGATGCGATATGGCATCAGCAGTGATTTACTCGCTAGGGGGAGCTCCACAGCAGTGCTGCCAACCACAACCTCTTCACGATTGGCGAACAGGTGCCCCAGCTTGAGCAGGCAGGCGGCCTCGATCGCCTTGTTGATCACGATACCGAAGTCGTCCATGTCGATTGTCTCGAAAGCGTCGGACAGCGCTTGGCGAGCCCGCTCTCGAAGCCGACAGCGGTCATCAGCATTAACCGGATCATCTGCCACCACCAGAGCCGCCCTATAAACAGTGCGAGCCGCCTGGGTTCGAGCGATGACAGTCGATTTGGCAAGATCAACAGCAGCCTGATCGGCAAAGAACCGGCGCTGCAGGAACTGCTGGGCAGCCTCTTCAGCGCCATCCAGCTGCGACTGCACCAGGATCTGGTCTTCAGGCTCTGCGAGCAGGTGCTTCATGGCTAGTTCGATGTCGATCACACTCATGGTCAGTCGGCCTTTTTCTTGGCTGCTGGTTTTGGCGCAGCTTTATTCGAAGGGGTTGGGGCCTGCTTGTTTTCAGGCTTCTCGGCGCTTTTCATTTCGTAGTCCTCAATCAGACCGCTGCGCAAAAGCTCTCGAGCGCGGAACTCATCAACTTCGATGGTCGTGTTTTTCTTCACATAACCCTCGATTCCGCGAAAGCTCTTGCGGGTTGTGACTTTGATATCTGCCATGTGCAAACACGCCCGGTTACCCGGGCGCGCTCCTTGAGACAGCGAGTCCAGGCCTTATGGCGCTGCGAATTCGCCGTGTACGAATGACTCAGGGCGGTACACAGCCAGCGCCAGACGCTCCTCGGCACGGATAGTGACCATGTTGGTGCGGAAGTTGTCGCCGTCTTCGGTGGAAACCTCGACAGCGGCGTCCTCACGGTCGAACACCTGAGCCGCGATGTTCATCGCGCCAACCAGGAACTCACCTTCAGGCACCGCGTTGCTGTCGACTACCGGGAGCTTCCACAAGCGCTGAGCGCCGCCTTCCTGGACGTTGACCCAGATGTACGAACCGGTGCTGTCCTTGGTCAGTTCGATGTCTGCCCAGTCCACTGGGTTGAGAGCAATAGCCGACGCGCGATACTCGGCTACGCGAACCTGCAGGATTGCGCGGCGCAGCGTGTCGATCTTGGTGTCGCCAGCCTTGCGCAGCGCGTTGTTGAAGTCGGTCGCCTGAGGAATTAGGCCCAACAGGTTCTGACCAGTACCGTCACCAGCGATCAGCTGCTCCTCTTCCTTGTACTTCAGGCCGTAAATGGCGCGGCCATTGATGTAGCTCTGCAGGAGTGGGATATCCGACAGAACCTGCTTCGAGGCGCGGAACCAGTGAGCGATCGTCTTCACGGTGGTGGTGACCAAACCGAAGGACAGATCGGATTGCGCCTTGGCTGCGCCCTCGCTGGCTTGCGGCGCGGCCATGTTTTGGAAACCGGTTTCCTGGACGAACTCGACCGCGTTGGAGCCGGTGCGGCCTGGCATGATCAGGTCGCGAATCGTGAACTGACGCTCCGGATCAGTAATGATTCCCGGTACACGCGTTGGCTGGATGCCTACACCCACACCGCCGGTGCCGGACGTGGAGCTGGTGATGTTGGTCACCGCCTTCAGGCGAAGACGTGCGCGGCCGTGGTCATTTTTAACCAGGTTCTGGAAACCATCCGACTCGGCCAACTGCTCGCCGAAGGACTTTTCGTCCGTTGGGTCATTTGCAGAGAACCGGCGAGCCATCTTCTGTTCCAGGTCCTGCAAGCGGTCCTGCAAGCCCAGACCTCCCTTGACCAGACCATCCAAAACGGTCTTGGTGTCGGCAAGGATGGTGCCGTGGTCTTTGATTTCCTGGCTTGCCTTCTCGGCAAATGCCTTGATTTCCTTGTCGCGCTGATCCAGCAGGTCAGTGACCGCTTTCAGTTGGACCTGATCGCCAGCGTGTTCTTTACGCTGAATCTGGCGGTTTTCGGCGCGAGCCTCGTTGCTCATGGCGTTATGCATGGTGAATCCTCAAAACGATGGGAGAGTCAGTGCCGGGCGCGATTTGATCGCCTCGACGAGTTCAGCTTCAGCCAGGTCGCCCGCGGACTCGCTCCGGAGCAGGTGTTGCAGGCCGCGGTTGGCAATCACCGCGGACTGTGTCTTCGAGAAGCCTGCCTCGCGCAGGAGCAGCTCAAATTCTGGAAGCGACGGCAGGCCGCCGTGGGCCAGCTTCGACTTGATTGTGTCTGTGCGCGCCTCGTCGTTGGCCGGCACGGTCACAATGGAAATCTCCACCAGATCCAGCTTGGTCAGCGTGCGGATTCGGGTCTTCTCGTCGAAGGTCGATTCCCGCACGTAGTAGCCAATGGAAAGGCCCGTGATCGACCGCGACTTCATGCCGCGCATGGCGATACGGGCATATGGCGCATCTGCAAGCCATAGCTCGCCATCGCCGAATAAACCCTTGGCATCCTCTTTCAAGGTGTCCATGGACCAGGATCCGATTGGTTCGCCGGTGCGGTGTTGCCAGAGGACCGGCAGAGCCCGACTTTTTGACTTGAGGTCAGCGATTGACTCAAGAAAGGCGCCGGGTGCGACAACCTCGTTGTAGCTGTCGATGACGCCGAACACCGATCCATAGCCAGAAAAAAGGCCGTCATCGCTGACAGCCTTCACGTCGTAGTCAAAAGAGCGGTACTTCACCGCCAGGGACTGGTCTTTGCGTTTCATTCCTGGTTCCCCTTGGGTTTTTCGTTGAGCCAGTCCAGCAGTGCGGATCGGGCTTGCTGGGCATCACCAGCACCTTCCCCTAGCTTGTCGATCGGCAGCATGTTGGATTGGACGGTGAGCTTCGCGGCGTTACCGCCCATAGGCGCAAGGTTCTCCTTGATCCGGCAGTCGTCGCGGGTATAGATGCCGTTTTGCGTCATGGAGCTGTAGAAAGCGGCACGCGCAGCGCTGTCGGCTCGGAGCAGACCCTCCGGGTTGAACTTGGCATAAAAGCGCCGGCGCTCATCGGGCCGCAGTAGGCGCCGGTTAATGCTTTGCTCGATCCGCTTCATCCAGGGCAGCAGGGTAAAACTCAGGAAGCCGATCATTTGCTGTTCCATCCCCGTCCCCCAGCTGGTGCTGTTGGACGTGTGCCCCACCATCCAAGGCGGAACGCGGAACCACCGGCAAATCTCCTCAACGTTGAACGCCCGGGTTTGCAGCATCTGAGCATCTTCAGGCGTCATGGATACCTGCTGGTACTTCATGCCGGCTTCAAGAACCATGGTTTTTCCGGAGTTAACGGCGCCGGCAAATTTTGCCGCCATGTCCTCACGAATGTCGTTGCGCTGCTCGGGCTTGAGGATCTGGTCAGTGGACAGGACCCCGCCCAGCTTCATGCCGTTGGCAAACATCTTGCTCGCCGACTCATCGGCAGCCATGGCAGCGCCAAACACGTTACGACCCATTGCCAGCGGACTCAGCCCGCTCATTGGGTCGGTGCCGAACCCACGGGTATGCATCATCTGTTCATCCAGCAGCGTATGGGACTTGCCGTCGCTATCCGTGAATCGGTACTCAATCGCGCCGTTGCTGTTCCGCCGCGGCGGCGATACAGCCTGGGGTAGCAGGAACTCCAGGGAAGAAAGCTCACCGCCTACCAGGTGCGGCTCGTTAAAGCTGTTGCCGGCCAAAAGCAGGCTGGCCACCACGCATTCCCAGAACTCGACGGGCGTTTGATCGGCATTCGGCTGGATGCTGATTACGCGGTGCACAGGGTGCGATGAGGCCACAACCGGGACGCCATCTTTGTCCTCGTAAAGCGCAATCGGCAGGGTGGCCAAGGTTTCAGCGATCAGGCGCACGCACGCCCAAACTGTGGACAGCTGAAGTGCCGTTTGCTGGCTTACTGTCTTGCCCGATGCAGAGTCGGTACCGTAGTAACCGTTCCAGAAGGACGCATCGCCCAGGCCAATACGCCTTCCAACCCAGCCGGCTAGTGAGGACTTCACGAATCCAGGCTCGGCAGACTTGAAAAGGGCCTGGCGCAGGACTGATTTGATAGGTTTATTCACCAGTCAGCCCCTTGCGGATGAATCCGGCAGCGGCCAAGAATCCAGAGCCAGCAGCGATAAGCGACCATCCGAGCCCGGCGAGCACAAAAACACCCGCCACCAGCAGGCCAAGCGCGACGATGGCGACCACTAAAAAAAGGATCAGGCCGTTATCCATGGTTCGTTTATCCAATGATGATCGGGTTTGAGAAAAAGTCGGACAGGTCCTGGCTCTGCACATCGGCGCCTGAAACCCCTATCGCCATCAACAGCGCAGCGAGGTCGTCGATCTTGTCGGCAGAGCGCTTCTTGTCTGGCGCCATGTTCATGTTGTCGTCGCGCCTGGCGATCAGGTTGGAAGCGCACCAGTTGAGGATCATGTCCCCGCCGTGGGCCAGGTTCCCAGCAATGTAAGCTCGTTCTAGCGCCTGCATGGCCGGGTGATACGACTTCGGCCCCTGGATGAACTCGATCATTGGCAGCTCAGCCGCCACAAGCCGGTTAACCAGGTCGCTTGCGTTCCACTTGTCGTAGGCAATGGCCTGGACATTGAAACGGGCGCAAATCTCTTTAACGTCGGCCTCGATCACGGCGTAGTCCGTTACGTCACCCTCGGTCTGTTTAAGCAGGCCAGATTCGACCCAGGACGCGTATGGGACGGTACCGCGCTCGGTACGGAAAGCGACCGCGCTCTCCGGCGCCCATCGCCAACCGTAGGTGTAGAGCACGCCATCGACATTCCACACCAGACGGAACGATGTAAGGTCGGTGGTCGATGCCAGGTCGAGGCCACCCCAGCATGGGTACGCCGATAGCCAATCAAGATCGACCTCTCCATCGCAGCGCTGCCACTTGTTGAGGTCGACCCAGCCGTCGGCTGTAGATGCCGGACGGTTCAGCCGTTTAATCCGAAACTCTGCCATTTTCGATGGCATTTGCTTGGCTTCTACCGACTCCTTGCGGATGGCCGCCATCAAGTGCGGGTTCACATCCATCAAAGGATTGGCTTTGATCCAGCAGGTCTCGTCGAACTCCTGGTCAGCCTTTATGCCGAGCGACTTGTCTTCGTCATCAACGGCGTAGAACACCACCAGGAAGTGATCGGCTGTGTGCCCGAACAGGCCAGACAGCAGTTTCTTGGCGAACATCCTGATTTCAGCCCAGGGCCCTGGGTTCGTGTATCCCTCGGTAGTCGTGTACAGCCAGAGCGGGTTTCCGCGCGCGCCGGCGGCAGAAGTCAAAACGTTGAGCAGATCCGCAGTTTTATGCGCGTGGATCTCGTCAAGGCCGACATGTGACGGGTTCAGGCCGTCCTGTGTGGAAGCCTTTGCATGGATCGGCTTAAAACTCGCCCCTGTCTCCACTCGTGTGATCGACTTGGCCCAGACTTCCAGGCCGAAGTACTCGCGCAGATCGGCGTTCTTTTCAACCATGCGCTTTGCAGCGTTGAAGATAATTGCGGCCTGGCCGAAGGTCGTGGCCGCGCTGACAATCTGGGCGCCCTCTTCCGGCTCGCAGCATTCGCAATACAGAAGAATCGCCGACGACAACGTGCTCTTGGCATTCTTCCGCGCCACGGCAAAGAGCGCAGAGGTGAATCGCCGGGGATGGAACATCCCATCATCACCCCAGCCCTCGGTATATACCGCCTGGCGTTTGCGAAACCCGAACAGCTGCACCACAAAGAAGATGTGCGACGGGTGCATGACGATCGTTGGCTTTTCCCACTTGCCTTCGACGTGGTGAAGCTTCTCGATGAAGTCGCAGGGGTCGTTCGCGTGCCACGCGTCGAATAGAAACGGGCAGTCCTTCTTTTTTGCCCGCTTCAGATCATCAAGAAATCGCTTCGATGCTTCGCGGATCAGGCGTCCGTGCTTCTTCCTTTTTTTGTCAGCTACCGCAGCCTTGGCGTAGTCGGTCGCGATCTTGACGAAATCACGCATTCCCACTCCAGACTGGACAGCCAGATCATTCGATTATTTGGCACCCTGCTTGCGGCCGTTTCCGGCGAATGCGTTGCCCTTCGGTTTTTCGGAACCAGAGGACACCTTCCGGCGACTGGCCGGAGTCATGCCGAACTCTGAAAACAATGCTTTGAGCGCGGTAGTTTCCGCCGCGGTTGACTCCATGTCGGCCTTGGCTTTTTTCCGGAAGCACTGCCAGGCGAAGCAAAGTTGCTCGAGCGAATATAGGTCTACGACTTGCAGCACCCTGGCGCTGACAAGCTGGCGACCAAGTGATCGCCACATTTCCGAGCCGTCGACATTCAGATGCTGAGGTGGATCTGGGAAGTCGGCGACCAGGTCGAACTCTGGCGCTTCCGCTTCCTCGCGATCCGGGCGAGTTGTACCGGCCAGAACCTTGAGGTGCGGGGCCGTTGGCTTCCGTCCTCGGGTCATTTGTGGTCCTTCAATTTTGAAAAGCTAATTTTGACGGTGCGAAAAAACGGCTCGGGCGCGGTCTAGAAGCAAAAAGCCCCAGACTATTGACCCACCCCCACCCATTGAGCCTGCCTATTCGCACCATTTCGGTGCATTCTGATGAGATTTCCTCTCATTTGCACCATTTGGTCAAGGCCACGGGTGATGCCCAAGCAGCCGATCAGGCCCGCCTGGCGTTGCCGAAACCACCATCTTCCTTGGCTGTCTTGGCTGAGTGGCAGGGGTGACACAGGCCTTGCCAGTTGGCCCGATCCCAGAACAGCACCATGTCGCCGCGATGCGGAACGATGTGGTCAACGTCAGTTGCCACCGTCACTCGCTCCTGCTGCTCGCAGTGCACACACAGCGGATGCTTGGCCAGGTATCCCTTGCTCGACTGCTGCCAGCGATAGGTGTATCCGCGCTCGTTGCTGCTGCCCCGCTGTTGCTCGGGCGTCGTGTGCTTGGGTGTGGTTGGGGAGACCGGCTTGTGTCGCTGTGGCCTGACCGGCATATCACTTACTCTGCGGTTGGCTCGCTCTTGGCGGGCAGCTTGGTGGGTGACTCAGCAGGCGGTGTGGCGGGCAGCTTGGTGGGTGACTCAGCAGGCGGTGTGGCGGGCAGCTTGGTGGGTGACTCAGCAGGCGGTGTGGCGGGCACCAGGCCGGCACGCTCTGCTGCGATCCTCAGCCACTTCACTGCCCTGGCTCGACGGGCTGCACATCCTGAGCAGGCCATCACTCGATCTCGATCGTGAGGCCATGGCGCACGATCCAATCGATGAAGCCTGGCGCGATCTCGTCTCGCCCGGTGAGCCAGTACCACACAACCGCGCAGTTGAGCAGCGGCATCACCCACCAGCTGAACTTGGTCTTCAGCTTGAATTCAATACTGGCCATCACTCCACCTTCTCGACCGTTACTACGCCAGTAAGGCGACGGGTGTAGACCTCATCAGAGCCTGGGCGCTTCAGCCGCAACGGCAGCGGGCAATAGATAGCGATGCCCTCGTCTGTGTCGCACCACTTCACGTGTGATACCTCGTAGCCGTTGACGTACACACGGCGTCGGCCACGGCCATCGTTGTAGTGGTGAAAGCTATCTGTTCGGACCATCACCAACCTCCTGCCATCTTGGCGCCTACAGCTACACCAGCGAAGAACACCAGAACCACCAGCATGGAGCCAGCGCTAGGAATGATTGATGCGGGCAGTGGTGCGCGCATGGGCGGCGGCGCAGGTGGCTTCAGTTGCTCGCAAGTACCGCACAATGGCGCCGCCTGGTCAGTAATCATGAAGGCGGCGCAGCCAGTGCATGGCGCACACCTGGTCGGTCTCATGGCGCAACCTCATACTGGAACGCACGATCGGCGGGCAGTGCCGTCACGAACCGGCACCGGTGCGCGTCGAACTCTTCCTTGGTGGCGATGGTGCGCTCGTACCGATGGTTGGTCTTGCCGGTGAACCGCTCGCGGTGAACGACCACGCCTTGGCGCAGGAACTCGACTTCAGCCGATCCCAGCAGCTTGGTTACGATTACTTTCATAGCGTCACACGAAGCTGAAGGCCGCCACTGCCAGGACGATGATCACAAGCGCGATCCCGCCGAGCAGGGTGACAGTCTTGGAGGAGTTGGTATTCGAAGCCATGGCGATGCCCTCGGCGCATTCCGCGCCACAGTTTGGGAATTACGAAAACGTGGCGCGGTTAAGGCGCCTGCCGCTCTACCGCCTCGTTGACCTTCTCGGCCGCTTTGGTCGCTGTGTCGGCAGCATGGACGGCGGAGGTGGAAGCCTCTTTCACCTTCTCGGCTGCGTCTTGTGTCTTTTCGGCCAGGGTGGTCAGGCGCAGATCACGCTTGCCGAGGGCGGCGTCATATGCGCGCCGCACTTCGGCAAGTTGCTTGGTCTGTTCGCTGCTTGCCGACCACACGCCGGCCTGGTAACCGAGGATGGATCCGCCGGCAACGAGCAACAGCGCGATTACCCAAACCTCTACACGCCTCCACCAATGGCGGGCGATGAAGTTGATTGCGCATCTGTCCATCAATTGTTGCCTCCCAGCTTGGTGCGCAGGCGGGCGATCTCTTCGCTCTGCGTGGTGACCTTGTCGGTAAGCTGTTGCACCTGGCTGGTGAGGGCTTCGATCTTCCCTTCCATGCGGCCTACTGCTGCAGCAAGCTCGTTCCGCTCTTTGGCAAACTGGTCAGCGCGAGCCTCGGCGGCGTTCGCCCGGGCGCGCTCGGTGTCGAGCAACTCATTCAGGCGGCGGACGGTGCCGATGTCGGCGTTGTCCATCGCCCTATCTGTCGCATCCTTGGAGAGAAACTTCCTCAGCCACAACAGACCACCGAGCAGAACAGTGCCGGTACCGCCAAGCCACGCGAACGTGCCAGGGCCCAGGTCGTTAGGATCCATCGCCACTCCATAAAGAAAGGTGGCCGTGGTACGACCCATACAAACGAAAAACCCCGGCGAATGCCGAGGCCTTGAATAGGTGCAGGTGGCTGGTGCAACTCTCCAGCTCTGGTGGGGCAGATCGCCGGGTCACGTACCCTGCCCTCTCATCGCGTAGCCCCACAGTGACCGCATGGGTGTGTGAAACGCCTCTACCGACTTAGCCCAGCTGCCTGGGCGATAACCTGCATAACGTGCGTGTCTTCCCACGCTGCCCGCCACCACCACCCCTCTTGCACAATGAGGTCTGAGGCTCGGTGGCTACCGGTGTTCTTTCGTAACGCGTGACTACCGGCCATACCGCGTCCAGGCCCTGCCCGAAGGCCCACCCTGGCTGTGGCTACCCACAACAAAAACCAAAAAGCCCAGCGGGTTAGGCTGGGCTCTAGATGTGGTGTCGCGCTTGAAAAGCTGAACACGGTGCCATGAAAACAGGAGTTTATCCGCGTGGAAAGGTATTTCTATGCAGCTTCGCGGAACGCCTCAATAGCGCAGTCAACCCAGGCCACTCCAGCCTTTATCAGCTCGCGAGCCTTGGCCTCACCCATGTCGTTGTCTCGGGCGATCCGCAGCGCCGGCCACTTGGCGCCGAAGTACAGCCAGATGAAGTTGCCCATCTGTGCGTCTCGGCTGGCGAGCTTGGCTACCGCGCGATCCACCACCAGGGCAACTTCATCAGTGACGCAGTAATTCTTGATGCCACCCTCTGTGACGTTGTTGTCGCGGATCAGCGCATATAGAGGCGACACGTACCGAGGCACGCCCATCCCATCCATGCGCCACCACCCCCACTGCTCAAGCAGGTATTCCGTGTCGCCCAGAGGTTTGTTGATGTAGGTGCGCTTCTTCATGCTGCTTTCCTCGGGGTTGGTTCATCCATGCCAAACAGCTCACGGAGCAGCTTGTCAGCCTTCTTGTTCTTGGCGTTGCCCTCGGCTATCCAGAGGCGTGCGTACGACACAAACCCGTGTGGTGACCTTGACCCATGCCAGTCGGCAACAATGTCCATGAAAGCCGCTGAGCCGATCCGGCCGTCAGTTTTTTCCAGCAGCAGGCGATTGCCTTGCTTGAGAAACTTCCGCTCTTCCTGGGTCAAGCCTTTGCGCGGCAATGCCGCTGTGACGTTACTCATTGCCGTCTCCTGGCTGATGGTTTGGTGTGGCCTGGGTGTCGCCTTGACCTAAAAACCTCCTCCTCGGAAGTGGATACTGATTCACGCTGGAAGCCTCGTTATTCATGGTCTCGCCGGGTAATGCCTCGCCTTCCTGTCTCGTGAATGTCTCACCGTGCAACGCCTCGAAACCTCGTTGATCGAGATAGGCGTGCCAGGTCTCCAAGGCCTGCCGTTTCAGCTGTTCGGCCGACGTGTGGATGTATGCCTGGTCGAGGTCCTTCATGGCGTGGTTCAGCAGCAGCTCCCCGACCATGTAGTCGACGCCCAGGTCAGTCCAGGCCGTACGGGCCACCTTGCGCAGGTCGTGACTCGACCATTCGCCGTGGGCCAGGTGCGTGAACAGGGTGCTGGCTTTGGTCGCGCTGAGGGCTTGGCCTGAGCTTCCCGGGAACAGGAACTGCCCGGTATAGCCCCTGCCCTGCTGTACAAGCCGGTACCGCTCGATCAGCGCCAGGGCCTGGGCCGTCAGCGGGAGGGTGTGTGCCGCCTTGGTTTTGGTGTCCGCCGCCGGGATGAACCACTTGCCGGTGTCGGTGTTGACGTTCTTCCAGCGGGCCAGTCGGGTTTCGCCCAGGCGCGTGCCGTGGCAGAGCATCAGCCCCGCCAGCACACACGCCGCCGGCGATTCGTCGAACTGCTCGGCCAGCAGGTCCAGCAGGCCAGGTACGTCATCAGAGTGCAGCCGGGCTGCCTTGGCCTTGATCTTGGTGCGCACGAAGTCGGTGAACTCCAGGCCGGCCAGCGGGTTAACGGCCAGCAGGTCAAGGCGGTAGGCCTGGCGCACGGCCACGCCCAGGACGCCCCAGACCGAGCGCACGAACGACAGCGCATATCGCTCCTGCATTGGCATCAGCAGCAGGCGGTCAATGGCAGGCCTGTTCAGCCCGGACAGAGGCAGTTGCCCGAGGCGGGGCTGCAGGTGCCGCTTCAAAGCAGACTTGGCGCTGGCCTTACGCTTCTCGGACAGCGCTCGGTCGCGCGTCATCCGCTCCAGGTACCAGGACAGCAGCTCCCCGACGGTGGACCAGTTGGTGGCCGTGGACTTCGCAGCAGGATCAGCAGAGCGGCGGGCCAGAATGGTCGGCAACGTCGCCAGCATCGCCTTGGCGTTGATGTCGGGATAGTTGCCAGCCTTGCCCCAGGACTTGCCCACCACGACGTGCCACGAGCCTTTGGCGCGGTCCACGGTCGAATAGCGGAACCGAAGCGAAGGGTGCCGTGGGTCGCGCAACTGGCGAACGGCACCAGCCTGATTGCGGCGGATCTCGGCGTCAGTCAGCTGAACGTGCAGGGTTTTCGAGTTGCTCATAGGCTGACGCTCCGGACTTCCAGATATTCCTGCTGGCTCATACGGTTGCGGGCTTGGGCCGAGATGGCATAGCACCACACCTCATAGGCCTCGGCAGGAGAGCTCCCCGCGCCAGCCCACGGATGCTCCTTGGAGTAACACCAGAAGGTCCCGCTGCGGCCGTAGATTGTGGCTTTCGGAAGGCGCCCGGAGAAGCCGAGCTTGTGCCGAGCCAGCCACCCCTCGACAGACGGCCAGATCAGGGCCTGCTCTGGCTTGGAAAAGTCAGCTTTCCCGCCAGTGCTGTAGACCTCGGCCAGGCCGTAGTCCTTGTTGGCTACCCAGAGAACGAACCCACTTGGGGCGTGGAGCAGTTCATAGCCTTTGTGGCGCCACACCCAGTCTTCAGGGAAGTCTAGAATCGAGGTGGCGATGCGCTCAGCCTCAGGGTAGGTAACTTCCGGCGAGGACTCGCTACGGCCCAAAACGTAATCCATAAGATTGAAAGCTTTCATGCCTTCTTCCTCCCTTTGTACTGATCAGCAAAGGGGCGGCCAATCTCCACCTCTTCCTGGGTGGGTTCGCGGCCTGCGAAGTTGACGAATCGGGCGAACTTGCCCTGCTGCTGAACAACGCACGAACCGACCGGCGCGTGCCTGCACTTGGGCATGATCAGTTCGGTCACGCCGTTCTGGCCCTGCTCGTCGTCCATGTCACGGTGGACCAGGATGATGCAGTGGGCGTCAGCCTCGATCTGGCCAGAGTCGCGCAGGTCTGAAGCTATGGGCTTCTTGCCTGGGCGCTTGGTCGAATCACGGTTGAGCTGGGCCAGCAGGATCACCGGCACCTCCAGCTCCTTGGCGATGTTGACTATGCCGGTGGATATCTTCCCGAGCTCGGCGGTTCGGTTGAACGCTTTGCCGTCCGATCCAATGAGGCCGATGTAGTCGATCACCACCACGTCAAGCCCGTGTTTGCGCTTGACCTGACGGCAGATGCTGCGGATTCGCGCGACTGTGAGGCCTGACTTGTCGCTGACGTAGAGCGGCTTGTCCATGATCTTGCTGACCGCAGAGGTCAGTCGCGGCCAGTCCTCATCCTGCAGTTGGCCGTTATCCAGTACCTGCAGATCTACGCTACCGAGGGAAGCCAGCGCGCGGTTGCCCAGTTCCTCCTCGGGCATTTCCAGTGAGAACACCATGCCTACGCCGAGACCGGTACACGCAATGTGCTGGGCGATCTGCAGGCCGAGCGTGGTCTTGCCGCTCCCTGGCAGGCCGGCGACGATGGTCACGGTCTTTTTACGAAGCCCGCGGATCAGCTTATCCAGATCCTCCAAACCAGTTGAAAGGCCTGTTTTCAAGGTTTTGTTGAACTTTGAGTCAATGATATCGATGTTTTTTGTCACCACCTCATCCATACGTTTGTAGTCCGGCTCGCCGGTGTCCAAGTCGCGCAGATCCGCCATGGCTTGCTGGGCGCTGGCGATGATCTCGGCCACCGGCCTGTTCTCGTTGGCTGAGTCGCGCACGGCGTCAGCCGCTTCTACCAGGCGCCGAAGCACTGCCCGCTCTGCAACAGTTCTGGCGTACGCCTTCCAGTTGGCGGTGCTGGGCGTGTTCTTCGCCAGTTCCGCAGCGTAGGCAATGGTCGTGCCGCCACTCGGTAAGTACGGTTTGAAGTCATGGAGGGTGACAGGGTCGACCGGCGCGCCGGTGGCGTGCAGGTCAATCATCACCTGGTAAAGCGCGGCGTTTTCAGGATCGTGGAAGTCGGCGGTGGTCACGCTGGCGGTGATCGAGTCGAACAACTCACCATCCAGCATCAGCGCGCCGAGCAGGGCGTGCTCAGCCTCATCACTGTAAAGCTCGCGGTATTCGTTCATGCGCGCCCCCGTGCCGAGGCCCAGGTGAAGCCGGCCAGTAACGCGCCGTTCTCGCGCAGCCGATCAAGCGCCCGGGCGCCGATGTACTGCTCGAGGCTTGGCGTGGACTTCCCTTCAACGTCCTGCTTCGACGTGGCTGGCAGGTTGGAGATCAACACGGAAGGCCGGACCAGCTGATATCGTCGGTCGATCACCTCATGCAGAACGCCCAGCTCGTACGCGGTGCCCGCCTGGGCGCCCACCTCATCGATGACCAGCAGATCAAAGCTTGCCAACTCATCGATCACGTCGCCCTCGGTGTAGCCGGAGTCTCGCGCCATCGAGCGCTTGAAAACCCGGATGATCTCGGCGGCGGTGGTGATCACCGCGATCGCATTCAGGCCGATTACCTGGCGCACGATGCTGCAAGCCAAGTGGGTCTTGCCGGTACCGACATTCCCGGTCAGCAGCAGGTTGCGGCCGGCCTGGTAGTGCTGGCCGAAGTCGTTGGCGTAGCCCTGGCACTTTTCGAGCGCCTCAGACATGGCTGGGGTAGTGGCGCGGTAAGTGGCAAACGTGCACTCGGCGAAACGCGGCGTTACACCAGAGCCCACCAGCGCGCTGTTGAGGCGCTCAGCGGCAACATGAGCAAGCGCCTGGTTATGCTCGGCGCTGCCGGTAGGCGCTACGCGCAGGCCGTGGAACTGGCACTGCTTGCATGGGCGGGTCAGCATCGAACCGTCGAACTGCTCAACCTCGGATCGATCCACCACGCCGTGGATAGGGCATTCACCAGCGAACGACCGCATTTCAGGTAGGCGATGGAAGTTAGAACGCTGGGCCATTGTTGCCTCCTTGGTACATGTCCGGGGTGTGAGGCGGCAGGTTGTTGTAGGCCTGGACATTGGCAGCGCCGGGCTTGAGCACGTCAGTCCAGCGCTCACCGTTCAGCCAGGTCGACGCCATCGGCACGTATTGCCCGTCATCCTTGGTCCAATCACGAGAAAGGCGGTGGCTGCCCAGAGCGGTCATTAGGGTCTGGCGAAGCTCGGCGCTTGGCTTCAGCTTCTCCCATGCCTTGCGAGCGTCCTTCTTCGATTTCTTGTTGGGGTACAGCTTCCAGAACACCTCGAAGGCGTCAGCCAATTCCACTTCCGATGTGCACAAAGGTTTTTCACTCCTTGCTGCTTCTTTCAGTCCTTGCTTACCTTCAATACTTACTAGTGTCGGATTTGCCGGATACGGTTGAGCCGTATACGGTGAATCCGGAAGCGGTGACTCCGAGACGAGATAATTGATTTCACCTAGCACGCCAGATTCAGAACGATCCTGGCAGCGCTCAACGTAGCCTGCTGCAATCAGCTCCTGCAGCAGCCCGTAAACACCATCGCGGCCGGTAGGCTTCCCTGACTTGGCGGTTTCACCACGCAGATGGGCAACGGAGATTTGCCAGTGGTCCGGCTTACCCAGCAGGAACACCAGAACCCCGCGAGCCGCCCAGCTCAGTCGGCGGTCCTCACTTATTGCCTTGTTGAGCAGATAGAAATTTCCCTCAGGTCGAGGGGCGCGAATGATGCTCATACGTTGAGCTCCCGCGTCACACGGCGCACGAAGTCGTCATAGCTCTCACTCATGACGAAGCCCGCCTGTTCCAGCATCTCGCGGTGGGCCTTGGCGCCGCTGTACATCTTCCAGCGCTGATGCTCCGGCAGATCGGCGAATGCGGCATAGCTCGGCCAGGGCCCGACGATTACCGGCGCTGTACGGGCGTCCTGGGGGGGGCATGAGGGTTGATGATAGTCATTGCAGTGTCTCCCCGCAGGCCGTGGATCGCCTTACCAGCGCCAACGCTGGACGCTTCACTGCTGGAGCGGCCGGTACCGCGAAAGACACCCCAGTCAGAATCATCAGGCGGCGTACGGCGGTGTCGAGGCGACGCTTGGCGCTGTAGCGGGTCTGTTTCGCTTTCTTCAATGCGGCGTAGGCATCGTTGGTGTACTGGATAACCCCGTCGTAACGCGGGTCATCCCAGCGAATGCCACGGTAGTTAGGCTCTGGATCACCGTGGACGCGGAAGTATCGGGAGTACTCTTCGTTCAATTCATGGCGGCGGCGAGCAACAGCCAGGCCGGCGCGGTGGTGTGCGATAGACAGATCTACGATCTGCGCCTTGAGTTCGTTCTTGGTGTACTTCTTCATGCCGTTGCCCCCTCTTCCACCATCCAGCGCTCGGCAATGATTTGCTCCTTGATGCCGCGCGCACTCACCCATGCTTTGAGTCGAGTAATCTCTGTCTGGCCAATCTCGGTGTCGAGCAGACCACCTGCAGCCTCGATACGAACTGCGGCAACACATACCTGCCAAGCCGCGTAAAAGCTCAGCCCGGTCAACGCCATGATTTGGCGGTATATCGTCAGCGAGACGTGCTGAAGGTCGATCAACTGCACACGGTTCAAGGGGTGACGCTTGGTGCGAGGATTGTCTTCTGGCGCGTCAATCAGGTCATGGATATGCCAGTAGGATTGAACGAGCGATACCAGGTCGCCGCCCTTTGCGGTTGGTTCTGGCACGCTGAGGTGCTGTCGGATGATCGCCGCGATCTCCATGGTGAGACTGGCGACAACAGGACTGTTCTCGATCATTGGGAATCTCCGTCGGCGCCAAACAGGTCAGCCAGGTCAATTTGGTAAACGTCTGCCCATGCAGCAGCCGGCCAGGATCGAACCCAGCCATAACGCGGATCGTGGACTTTTGGGGCTTGCACGCCGTTCTCAGCGCACCAGTTCTTGAGTGGGCGGAAACCCTGCTTGCCGAACTTGCGCTTGCAGACCTTCTCCACGGCGGCGACCGTGGCCTGCCGCAGGCCGCGTCCGAGCTCTTCCTTCAATTGGTTGGCCTGTCGAACAGCCGCCGACGCTGTGGCCATCGCTGTGGCTTCACGGCGTGAGCCGATTTCGGCCTTGGTCTCGATGGCAAGGTCGCGTTGCTGGGTGACGCGCTTGTTCTCGGCGATCAGGGCAAGTTGCTTAGTAGCCAACCCCTGGATGACCAGCAACTTGCCTTCGTCGGTGTCGAGTGACACGTCGGCTTGCTGCGCCTCCAGGGTTTGCCACCGATCCACCAGCGCACCAGTGAACTCGGGGCTGAGTTGGGCGACCACGACGAGACTGTCGCGCTTACCCTTCGCTCCCGAAAACACGTAAACGCTTACTGGTTTCGTGGCGGTGGGGATTTCCTCAATTTGAGGTAATTCAATAACGCGGCTGGTCGCAAGTGACTCGATGGTCCGCTTCACGTTGTCGTGACGCTTCCCGACCAGATCGGCAATCTCTTGCGAGGACATGGTGACGGCATCACCGCCTTGGAATTTGGCGATGGTCATCAGAAAACCCTCGAGCGGGAATCGCGACGGTAGGTTCTTGGCCGGCGGGCAGACTCAATAACTGCCGTAGAGACGCCCGTGCCGATAAAAGAAACATGCACATCGCTCATGAGCATTTTTTCAGGCACGTGAAGGTAGCGCCCTGCAGGCAGTGCGCGAGGCTGTCGCCGAACCCTGGGCATGTACTTGTCCATCAGCGCAATATCGGCGGCGACCTCCTCCTGAAGGCTCTTGCCAAGCTCGCACAAAGGGACAGGCTCACCCGGACGAATTTGGCTCCACGCGTACCGGTCAGCCAGTACTTCGTTGATGCTGCGAATCGTGCTTTCGCAGCGAGCGCGCACGTGCAGGTCATCGATACGAGCGGCGTCCCAGTAGCAGAAGTTATCCACGCGGTGACCGATCTCATGAGCAACGATGAACGGATAGATTTCGTGGTCTTCGAGCGCTGACCAATCGATCTCCGTACGCTGATTGCTGCGCAGCCGCCCAGAATCAACGCTGGTCGAAAGTTGAATGCCGCAGACTTCAGCGAAGCCAGGCTCATCTTCTGAAACATCCAGGCAGACGAGCCTGGCGCGAGGATCGAAGATCCCCCAGCAGTTACCGAGGGCGCGAAAGGTTGAAAGGCTGAGCGCGCAACCAGCCTGCTTAACCTGTTCGGCGAAAGTGCGGTATTGGGTGCGGGTTAGTCGAAGTGTGGTTTCGGTTTTCATGGCCGCACCTCGACATCAATCCCTGGACGCTTGCCAACCACGCCGAACGACGCACCAAGGTGACGATGCCGCCAGCAGAAGTTTCCGCTGAAGGTTTGGATCTGTTCCAAGTGTCTGGCGATATCGCAGGCGAGCTCGTTGCTGTACCCCCCCATTGCCGGAATGACCTTCCCCAGCAGGATCGCGGACAGCTTGTAACACTCTTCGCGAGCGAAATTCATTGAGCACATGTCGTCAGCGCCAAGCACCGCACTGAGCAGCAATTCACCTTCCAGTGGATTGATAACCGATAAGGACGTGCTCATGGTTGCACCTCCGAATCCCGCGCCACGATTTCGGATTGCGCGTTTTGTGGCGCGAACTCGCTGCATGGGTAAATCAAAGCGTTCAAGTTCCCGTCATAGGCGAGCATCGCCAGGTTTGAAGCGCGACAATCAGCGTCCCACTTATCGTATGAAGGGTGACTGCCGGCACCCATCTTTAGGGCCCAATCGGGCAGTAGGTTACGGAAGCGCATCTCGTTGAGGATCGTCCACCAAGTTGAAGCATGGGCACGTTCGGCGATAAGCAGCGCCACGACGGCGCTATGTTTATCCTCTGGAACGATGGCCGAGAGCTCTTTGTCAGAGGTGGAGAGGCTTTGATTATTCACCGATCACCCCCTGGCGATTCCCGAACTCAACCGCATGAACGCTGGAGTCAATCAGCGCAACCGAAGCCTGAACCAGGAATCGAACCCCGTAGATTTCGTCGGCTTTCATGCCTGTCTCGGAGAGGCGCTCCATAATGACCACTGCTGAATGTGCGAGCATCGAGGAAAGCTCGAGCGCATCCCTCACCTCTTTGCCTTGCCTCACTTGAAGCAGTGAGGATTCAGCATCGCCGGCGGACATTTGGTGGAAAGAAAATGCATCAGTAAGTAGCACTGCTTGCGCTGGTGGTGGATTGTTGGTATTTTTTGGGTGTGACATATCGTTCTCCAGAACGAAGAAGTACCGAATCACGTGTCCAACCACGTGACGATTAAGAAGCCCGCCTCCAACAGCGGGCTTTTTTGTGCGTGTCTTTCAGGTCCAACCCATCGTTACACGTCACAAATTTATGCAACCTCTCAGTGAGAGAGCTGCGACCTACCCTGGTCGAGCAGGCGGAATAGTTGCTTGGGCGCGCATAGCACGGTCTCCGGGAATGCAAGGCCAGACGATGCGCTGGCGATAATGTTCAATGGTCTGCGTGATCACTACGCGACGCATCTTTCTGTACTGGATGGATTCACAGCATCATCAACGGACTGACCATTCGATGAGGCGTGGCGTATCGTTTGATTCAAGGTTGGCGAGGCGCTTGCCAGCGATGGACGGAGCCGGGACGCCAAAAACTTCCCGCCGGTTTTGCCCTCGATCAAGAAAGCAATTTCTGCCGAGCAGCCATGAACCCCCCTGACCCATCCGCTGACGGTTCCCTGGGTTACACCTAACGCTTTCGCCAGAGGGACCTGCCCGCCGAAGAAGGTAGCCAGCTCTTCAAATACATTCGCCATCTCGCACGACCTAATAGAGGTATGCCTTTACTGTATTTTAAAGGCACTCCTTTTTGCAAGCTAAAAGGCAAACCATTAAATTGAGCCGCTATGGAACTTAAAGATCGTCTTAAATACGCTCGAAAAAGGGCCGGCCTGACTCAATCTGAGCTTGCCGATAAAGCCGGCATCAAACAGGCATCCGTGTCTGAAATTGAGCGCGGCTTGTCCCGTACGAGCGCATATCTTGTGAAAATAGCCACGATCTGTGGCGTTGATCCGCTATGGCTTGCTGAGGGCGTTGGGTTCGCGGAAGCCGGCGTGCGACCGCAAGTCCAGGAGGACTCACGCATGAGCTCGGCTGATCAGATCCGATCAATGCTCGCAAGGATTGGTAAAGGCCTTCCTGATGAAGCCCGCAACAAAATTCTATCCGCGATCGATGGAGGGTCATTGCAGCCCCCAGGCGAAGCTGGGGATGAATCGCCAGTCCTGAAGGTTAAACCGGATGAGATCTTGATCCCGCAGTACGACATCCGTGCATCCATGGGGCACGGCCAGGTGCCGGCCGATTACAACGAGGCAGTTCGCAACCTTGTCGTTCGTGAGGACGTCTTGCTGGAGAAAGGGATCACCTATACGTCCCTTTCAGCACTGGCGGTGATCACTGGCTGGGGGCAGAGCATGGAAGGGACCATAAACGACAAAGACCCGGTGATCGTTGATCGCGGGGTCAATGAGTTTGTCGGGGACGGGATTTACGTTATCACCTGGCATGGCCTGCTATACATCAAACGCCTGCAGGTTCTCGATGCTGAGCGCCTATGGCTGATCTCGGACAACGCCAAGCACAAAGACCAAGAAGCGCGCTCTGAGGATGTGACTATTCACGCCAAGGTTCTGCTCATCTGGAATGCTAGAAAGGCATAATTGCCTGACATGGACGGGTTAGCGTAGCCCCGCCTTTTGAATTAATGGAGTTCTGCATATGCTGATCGGATCAATAATTGTCGTTGGCTTGTTCTGCCTGATCGTCCTCGGGACGTCTCAGAAATTTGGCCACTCAGGAACGATCGGCGTTTTCTTTGGAGTGATTGCGGTTCCTGCATTCGTGTCCCTGATTTGGCGTTCTGCTTACGCGTTCAACTGGTGGACCATCGCGATCTTTATCGGTCTGTCTTTTTTCGTTGGGCTGATGGCAAAGGCCGCGGCTAGATCGGGGGAAGGCGCAAAAACCATGGTACTCACACAGCCAATCACCGGCTTTATCGGTACCGCCTGCGCGATCGGCTGCTGGTTCGTGAAGTAGTTACATAGCGGAATATATACAGCTCACGCCTGCTAAAAAGCCGGGGCCTCTTCCAACACTTCAAAGTCTGCCGCCTCAGCAGGACGATCATCGTCCGATGCCGCCTCCCACCTCAGCGTCACCGACTCACTTTCATCGTTGAAAATCATTTCAATGTCGTCGGTCTCAGCCAGGCGCCCCATTACCTCCTCCCACTCACGATCACCGTCTGTATCAAGCCGGTGGATAGTCACCCAGCGCTGATGCTGAGCCGTGGGATGGTTGATCATTGATGAAACCCGCAAGCCCAAGCGCTCTACGCCGCTCATGATCTGCCGGTCTGCCGGGTCCGCTTGTCTTCTCGCCTTAGCCATTTTCACCTCCCGATTAACTGTATATCTATACAGCGAAACCTAAGCGTACCCAAAGTGAAGGTGCATGTGGTGCTCAATGAAAAATAAAGGCATGCCTGTTGACACCGCAATAAAGGCTGACCTATATTTGCCCCAACGCAACCCTATGGAGCCTTACGCATGAACATTGCAACCATCACCGCCGGTAACTGGGCTGGCTCTCTTGGCCGGGGTCTGGCTCCGCGCGAACTGGAAGCGACCCTCTATGCCGCCAATGACCTGACGGCCAAGGAGATCGCACGGTTGATGGGTATTACTCCGGGCGCAGTTTCGAAGCGCCTCGACGATGCGAAGTTCAAGCTCGGCGTCCGCAGCATTCGCGGCCTGGTGATGGAAGCGTTTAAGCGCGGCCTCATCCACACATGTACGCCCGATCCACAGCAACAAAATTCTGATTGCGAAGGGGTCTTCCTGGCCTAAAGCCAGAACCGTTACTCACATATTTTCGCGAAAGCCAACAACGCGGCCGGGATTCGTTCGGCCTCGAAAATGATTCACCCCACCCTAGAAAGAGGAAACACCCATGTTCGGTATCGGTAAAAAGCTGTTTGGCGCCAAGCGTGCCGTCAAGAAACTGGAAAACCGCGATTTGATGCAGGCCATCGTCGGCGGATGTCTGTTGGTCGCCGCTGCTGATGGGGAGATCAGCAAAAACGAGTCCGCGCAGATTGACATCCAGATTCGCGCAAACAAGAACCTGGAGCACTTCGGCCCGGAGATCACCAGCACGGTGAACTTGTACACCGAGCAGCTCCAGGCATCGTTCCGCATCGGACGCATGACGATCTTGCGCGAGATCCGCGACATCAAGAACAACCCGGCCGACGCCGAGGAAGTGTTCGTCAACATGCTGGCCGTAGCCGAGGGTGATGGCGATATCAGCGACCAGGAGATGAAGGTGCTGGCCGAGGTGGGTAACGAGCTGGGCCTGCGCCTCAAAGACTTCGGTATTGAGGCGTGAAACAGCGCACCCGCCGTCTGCTGATTATTGCCGGGGCGGTCCTCGCCCTCGTGGTAATCGTCAGCAGCATCGCCAACCGCGGCGCCTGCTCCTACTACGGCTATCAGCTGGATCGAGAAACCCGCTACGCCCCATTTGTTGGGTGCATGGTCAAGACCTCGAACGGCTGGGCACTTCGTAGCGAGTTGCGCACGACGCAGCAATGACCGCAACGGGGTGGTTCACCGCCCCGTCTGCCAGGAGATCAAAATGAGCGCCACAGATTACGATTCCCGCACCGCCGACAAATTTGTGGTGCGCCTGCCCGACGGTCTGCGATCCGCAATTGAAGCAGCCGCCCAGGGCGACGATCGCAGCATGAACAGTGTTTTCGTCCAGGCCGTGCGCCAATACTTGGACGGGCAGAACCGCCAGCAGATCCTACTGAATGCTCTGGCCAACACCGTCACCACCCCGATCCGACCTAATGCGGATGTTGGCGATCGCACGGGTTCGCCGGCAGGCGCTGTTCCGCCAGCCATCGGTGCGTACTGGCCGGGCCAAGGCGGCATCTACGGTGGTATCCGTGAATACCCTGAAGGTATTTGCTACCTCGTGTTCGCCGCCGAGGATGTGGGCAGGCACGCCTGGAGCAAGACTGGTTTAGATCTGGTCACCAGCCGTACCGACGGTCGAGCCAACACCATCGCCCTGATCAGCCACGGCTCTCAAAGCCCTGTGGCCGAGGCGGCGGCGAACTACATGGCCGACGGTCACCAGGACTTCTACCTGCCAAGCATCGGCGAGCTTCATCACGCCTGGCTATACATCCCGGACAGCTTCGGGCAAGAGCTGTATTGGAGCAGCTCGCAGCGCTCCGCCGACTGCGCCTACTTCATGGACTTTGCAGTTGGCTGGCTCAGCTACTACGGCAAGTACATCGAGCGGCTCGCGCGCCCTGTCCGCCGAATCCTTCAGTAATTCATACCTTCAATTGCTTCTGCGGCTTCGGCCGCACTGGAGATCCGCATGAGCATCACTGAACCATCGGCGCCAATTCCAACGGTGCCAGAACGCATCACCATAGTGCTGAAGGCGCAGGAAGGCTCCACGCTCGAAAACATCTGTCAGTTCGTAAGCCTGGGTATGCCCGTCGCGATCGGTCGCGGCATGGCGGTGATAGCCGGCGCCAGCGATGAAGATTTGCAGATGGTGCTGGGCCAGGAGCGTGACGAGCGCTGGAGTCACGACCAGTTGCAGCATGAAGCCCTCGGCGCACCTGCGCATCTTGCTGCACACGCCAAGGAGATGTTCGACCTGCTACATCGCATCAACGTCAAGGTTGGCGGGCTGAATGCCGTCCTGGGCCATGGCGGCGAGCCATCCGATCAGATGTGGGACGAGCACAACGAAGCGATGGACGCGATATGGGATCTGCTCGACAAGGTGAAGTCTGCCGAGGTCTTTGGGTCGCCGAGTTCAACTACCGGAATTCCGGTAGATACCAAATCGATGCACATTGATGATCGCGTGCGGATGGCGGCGAACGCAAAGCGCTATGAGTGGCTGCGCGATCGTCGCTGCATTGAGGATGCAGATAACGACATCATGGTGGTGCGCGGCGACAAGTACTTCGACGGCCACGAACTGGATCGGGAGATTGATAACGCCCTTCGCCTGGCCCGCCTGGAGGAATTGCATCCATGCGCCGATTAATCGCTGTCGCCCTGCTGCTGGTCGCCGGGCAGGCCGCGGCCGGAGAGCAACTGATCGATGTCCAGCACGACAGCGCCCGCGGCGTCACGTGCTGGATTTTGAACAACACCGGGATCAGCTGCTTGCCGGACAGTTCGCTCCTACAGCAGGCCACCCCATCAAGCGAGACGGGCCGCGCCTCTCAGGCTAGTTCTGTTGGTGAAAATGGGCTGCAGCAGGCCACCCCGCTCCCACAGGAAAAGGGGTTCCAGCTATGAACCGCCGCAATGGAACCAAGGGCCAGCGCCTGGTCGAACTGTTCAACGCCCTCCAACGCCGCGAGACCACCTTCGGCCAGATCTACGCAATGTCGGCGCAGTGCGGGATCGACGCACGCCGGGTGCTGGCTGACCACTTTCAGCGGGGCCCGATCCATGGATGACAAGATGCGCGAGCAGTTTGAAAAGCGCTTCCCGCCACCGCCCGGTGTTTTTTGGCACAGCGTGCAAAACACGTACGTCGGCGAGTCCGGTTGGAGGTTGGCCGCAGATCGCTGGGAGGCCTGGCAAGAATCACGCGCGGCAATGATCGAGGATGGAGGTGTCGCGACACCATCCACGGAAAGCGAAAAAGTGTCGCGACATGAAGGTGGGCAGACATGAGCGCAGCCAGAGTTATAGAGTTCGAGGAGTTGCAGCGGATTACCGGCTATACGCGGCGTGCTGACGTGGAGAAGGCGTTGCGCGGTGAAGGGATCAGGATATTCCTGGGCAGGAAAGGGCCTTGGACCACCGTGGACCTGGTGAACCAGGCAGGCGGCCTCAAGCCGATCGATCAAGAAAAGTATGACGCGGACATTGTATGAAGCGAGGAAGGAAGCGCCAGCACAACCCGAATATCCCTGGACATATTGACCAGGCGGCCCTGCCACGCTCGGTGTATTACGACCACCGCGGGGCGGGGTGCTGGTACATCCTGTATTTCAACGAAGCCGGACGGCGCCAGCGGCAGAACCTGTGCGCGGGCAACGTGACGCTTTCGGAGCTTCACCGGCTGATCGAGGAGCGCAACGGCGTAGACCGTGACAGCCTGCAGTACCTCTGTGATGAATTCCATAAGAGCGACCAGTACAAGGTGCTCAGCGAAAAAACCCACGACGACTACGTTTACTCCCGCGACGTGCTTATGGCTTTCCCCACGAAGCTAGGCAAGCCGCTGGGCGAGCTGGCGGTGCTCAAGTTCACGCCGGCGCTGATCCAGCGGGTAATCGACAAGATCGCCCAGGAAGGCAAGCCATCGAAGGCCGCACACGCCCTGCGCTATCTTCGGCGCGTGATGCAGTGGGGCCGCAACCGCGGGTTCGTGAAGGACAACCCGGCAAAGGGCATCGAGTCGCCGAAAGAGCGCAAGCAACGCCGGCTGCCCGACGACACGGTCATGGTCAACCTGATCAGGTTTGCGCAGCAGCAGGGCCAGCTCAAGAGCGGCCAGCCCGGGGCCTGCTCGCCTTACCTGTGGTATGTGATGGAGATCGGCTACCTCTGCCGCCTGCGCGGTATCGAGACGATCACCCTCACCGACGAGAACGAGCTCGCCGAGGGTGTGCTGACCAACCGCCGAAAGGGGAGCCGGGACAACATCGTCCGTTGGTCAGCGCGCCTGCGCGCCGCATGGGATTCAGCCAAGTCCGTCAGGACGGAAACATGGGAGCGCAAGCGTGTTCCCGTGCCGATCCGAGCAGACCAGCGCTTCCTGATCATCTCGGCCACCGGCAGGCAGTTGTCGAAGTCGGGGCTCGATACAGCCTTCCAGCGGCTGATCGTCCAAGCGATCGACAAAGGAATCCTCACCGAGGAGCAGCGATTCGGAATGCACGACTTCAAGCGCAAGGGCATCACCGACACGGTGGGCACCCGGGCAGACAAGCAACAAGCCTCTGGCCATAAGGACGAATCCATGATGGACGTTTATGACTTGAGCGTGCCGACCGTGAACCCGTCGGGCGATTGAGCAACTGATTAAACCGAAAGATGCCCACAGGCTTATCCACAGTCAGACGGTAGAGAACGCTGGACATTCCTCCAGTCTTTTGCGCGTACATAAAGGCTTAAGAAGGCCGCATAATATGACCCAAAGGCATGGAGCCCGCGTACAATATAGCGCCTGCGGGCTTTGTCTTTGCTGTGTTGGGTTGCTGACTTGTAATCAGTAGGTCCCGGGTTCGACTCCTGGTGCCGGCACCATACAAGGTTCCAGAGAAGGCTTTCAAAATCTCTAGAACCCCCGAAAAACCCGCCTTCTGGCGGGTTTTTTCGTTTTGGGGTTCTGTCGGGTTACGTCAAAATCTGGTGGATTCCAGCCGTTTTAGGGGTAAGGTAATTCGATAAAGGGGGAGTACCCTTATGTCGCGCACCACTGCTCCACTCTCCGATTCGGCTTGCCGCTCAGCCAAGTCCACCGGCCGCGCCTACAAGCTTTTCGACGGCGACGGCCTCTACCTTCTAGTCCAACCCAATGGCCGTAAAGGCTGGCGTCTCAGGTATGTCAAACCTGATGGACGCGAAGGACTGACCTCGTTCGGCAGCTATCCCGTGGTCGGCCTCGCCGATGCGCGCGACAAGCGCCTGGAGGTCAAGCGGATGCTGGCGAAAGGCGTCGACCCCATAGAGACCAAACACCAAGCCAAGACGCAGGCCGCAATCAAAGGCCGAACTTTTGAAAGCGCCGCACTGGACTGGCACAAGGCGATGTCTGCCAAATGGGCACCGGGCCATGCCAAGACCGTTCTGAGCCGCCTCAAAACCCATGTCTTCCCGCTGATCGGCGCTCGCTCCATTGTCGATCTGGACACCCATGACCTGATGCAACCTCTGGAAGCGATCCAGAAGCGCGGCACGATTGACGTCGCTTTAAGGGTACAAAACTACCTGCAAAGCATCATGCGCGAGGCGAAGCGTTCACGGCAGATCAGCGCAAACCCTGCCTACGACCTCGAAGGCTTGATCAAATCCCCGAGAGTGATTCATCGCCCCGCTCTACCCTTATCGCGTCTGCCTGAATTGCAGGAACGTATCGACACCTACAAAGGCCGCGCACTTACCCGGCTGGCGGTCATGCTCTCGCTGCATGTGTTCGTACGCTCCAGCGAACTGCGCTTCGCCCGCTGGAGCGAGTTCGACCTCAAGCGCGGCACCTGGGAGATACCGGACACTCGACCTGCGCTGGACGGCGTTCCCTTTTCAACAAGGGGTACGAAGATGGCCGGGGACATCCACCTTGTACCCTTATCGCCGCAAGCCGTGGCCCTACTTGAACAGATCCACGCCCTCACCGGCAAATTCGACCTGGTGTTTGCAGGCGATGCCAAGCCCTGGAAACCCATGTCTGAAAACACGGTGAACAGCGCACTCAGAAAGATGGGCTACGACACCAAAACCGAAATCTGCGGCCATGGCTTTCGCTCAATGGCCTGTAGCGCGCTGATTGAATCAGGACTGTGGTCCGAGACCGCCATTGAAAGGCAGATGAGCCACAAGGAGCGGAATAACGTCCGAGCTGCTTACATCCACAAGGCAGAGTTCATCGAGGAGCGCAGGCTGATCATGAACTGGTGGAGCCGGTACCTGGAGGCCAATCGGCAGGAGCATGTCACCCCGCACGAATTTGCCAATCAGACCGGGGCGAACGTCACGCGACTCAAGGCGAAAAGCCGCTTGAGGGAGTAGGCCGTTAGCCTACTCCTCGTCCTGCCCACCAACGTACGCTTTGTACGCCTTCCTTTCATGAGTCGGCTTGGACGGAAATGCCAACTGAATCTGCCTACTTTTCACCATTCCATTCAGGTACTGCTGACGGAGGGCATCTGGACTGCGCTTTACCAAATTAGCCAACACGTTGAGCGTCAGATAGTGCTCCTTGCATAGGGTGATAATCACCTGTTGCATACGATCCTTTTGCATGCGCTCTCGATTGCGCGGCTCCTCAGCCAGTATTTCGAGCTTTTCTCGAAACCCTGCATCAAGCCTGTCCAAAGCATCGATCAGCGGCGCGTCAATATGATCGCTCAACAAGCAGCCATCATCGTTTCGCTGCATATCCAGCTCGACCTTATGTTCGGAGCTACCTGCGTTATGTTCGGAGCTAGCCCCGTTATGTTCGGAGCTGCCGGCGTAATGTTCGGAGCTCTGTAGCGGACCTGCGAACACTTGCTCCGGCGTAGGCAGTTGCTCACCCGGCAGGTGATAAATCATGCCCCGTGAGCGCCCGTCGGGCACAAGGAATCCCTCGCGTACCAACCGCGCAAGCAGTTGGCTCAAGTCATGAGCATGAGTATCACAAATCTCAAGGAGACGATTATGGCTGACCACCCGCTCAATCGCGGCCGTGGCCAAAATCAACCTGGCAGTATGTTCCAAGCTCTCGAAACGAACCCCAAATCGCTCTCGTAACTGCTCCACCACCCCTTCAGGAAGCAAGTCCAACATGCGAAGCTCAAGAAGGGTTTGCTCGGGCTCGGGCTTTTCATAAAGGGCTGGCGGTCGCCAATGCTGGCTGCGCCACCCACTGTAGATTTTTGGAACCCCAGAACCACCACGCTCGCCAAGACCGATAAGAAGAAACATTTGGTGCATTAGCCTGTTCCGGCAATCGCTGGTACCACCTTGCAACACCTGCTCAAGGGGTAAACGTAAGCCGCCTGGATTGCGAAAGCCAAACAAGTCAGGACGCTTCACGACTAACACAGAAACCCGCCCGGTATAGTCCGCATGGACCAAGGTATTAACCAAAGCCTCGCGCAGAGCTTCATGTACCGGTGTGTCATCCTGGCGCTGATCACCTTTGAGAGCGAACGGTACCTTTAGGTCCTCAACCAACTTGCGATAAACCCGCCGGTAGAAATCAAACAGATTTCCTGACCAGGTTCCATCAGGGACGAGTCTATCCACCCAACGTAGTTCTGTTTTGGCCTGCGGCCGCTCCTGATAGTCCACAAAGTAATGCGGCACACTCTCTTGGATCGAAAGCCAGCGTCCGAACATCAGTAAACCTGCCAGAGTCAGCCCTTCGACTCCGTTCGCTCGGTCCTTTCGCCAGCCGCCTATCTGTCGAAGAAACTCAATCCCTTGGTGCTCCAGCGCTGGATGGCCTGGCTTTATGTCGCTAAGCATCTGGCGGTAGATACGCAGACTGTCCGGATCGATGTCTGCGAAGTCGTAATTTGGCAAAATCCGCTCGTCCCGACAGTCCTCCACTTGCTCTGCGAACATGCGGCGAACATCTTCCTCAGAGCAACGCCGATCACCCTCATGTAATCGACGATAAGTGTTACCTAGCGGCTGACCATTGAGAAATACCGGCTTCTGCTTACGCGAAGCCGCCGGGATTTTCACTTCAAGTACCTGCTTGCCCTCCAACTCTCTGACGACCACCTCCCGGTCAGTCAGCAGATTGACACTGACCTTGGCCGGATTGTTGAGGGTATTGAACAGGTCAGTACGTACTTTCTCGATATTTGATAGGCCTGCAACGCTGAACTGCCCATCCTTCTCGCGCACGCCAAGCAGTACTACCCCACCCTGAGTGTTAGCAAAAGCGGAGTAGGTTAACCAGAAATCCTTAGGCAACTCTCCCTTCCCATCCTGCCCCTGAGCGAGCTTGCATTCGAGCTCGACAGATTCAACCAGCGAGGGCAGGTCTTCAAGGGTGTGGGGATTGAGTGACAT